ATCATTACATCATTGATCCCCACTCCATAACAGAGACTACGAAGTTCTGGACGAGGACCAGATTTTCCTACGACAGAAGACTCTCCTCTTCCTACTTTATGAAAATTACCCCACTTGTCCGTAAATCCATTTGGATATTGTTTTTGATACACCCACTTTCCGTTTTCTTTGATGTAAGTTACTTCTTTACCATTCGGTCTCTTCTCAACCCTTACAGATCCATCTGGTTTTGCTGTCCTCGGTGATTTTCTTTTCATTTGAATTCACACTCCACCATAATTTCAGTTAGACAAGCCAACATATTTATTTCTTGGTCAGCAACGAAACCACTTTGGTACTGATACTTCGCAATAATAAGTACAGCGGCAGCGATGCCAGGACCATCAAGATGGGCGTAGATTGCATCGTAAATAGAACGTAACAATACAGTGGGATCGTTATCGAGATTATCAACAACCCACTTCCTAACTGCCGGGAAGTCTTTGGACTTAAGTCTTTTAAAGAGATCATTAGTCTTTACATCCGAAAAACTCGCGAGGATTCCTGAGTCGATTTTGCCTCCGACGGAATACCTTTGAACTTCGTTGAGTACTCGTCTCCAGTCAGGGAAGTGTTTGTTGATAAGTTCCGCAAGGACTTTTGCGTCATATCCAATAGCCTCTTGATCCAAGATTTGTTGGAGTCTTTTGAAGAACTTACCTGCAAGTTCCTGTCTTTCTTTTCCTCTGATGACAAAGTCGATGACTGCACATCGGGAGTGAAGGGGAGCGACGATCTTGTTTTTATAGTTACAGGTGAAGATAAATCGGCAGTTGCCAATAAACTCCTCAGTAAACGCCCGTAAAGCGAGTTGTACATCTGGGGTTGTGTTATCTGCTTCGTCAATGATGATGACTTTGTGTTTAGCAGTTGACGAAAGCGAGACGGTCGAAGCGAAATTCTTCGCATTGTTTCTGACCGTATCGAGAAAACGTCCCTCATCGGATCCGTTGATGACATAAACATCTACTCCTAATTGGTTACAAAGTGCTTTAGCTACAGTGGTTTTACCACATCCAGGTGGTCCCGACAACAGAAGATTTGGAACCTCACCTTTATCTAGGAAATCAATAAAGGTCTTCTTGATGTTATCAGGAAGGATACATTCATCAATCGTCTGTGGACGATACTTCTCCACAAAAACGAATTCATTACGACTCATACAAACTGCCTCAGTTTTGTCAAAATAATCTTGTAGGCTTCTACTATATCACCTTCTTCCTTACGGAACAAGTCCTTATCAAATCTTTGTGTTCTGTCTTTACTCCATAATCTCATGTTGTCTGGTGACAGTTCATCAGCCAAGAAGAGATCACCATGGGCATCATACCCAAACTCTAGTTTGAAATCAACTAGATCAATACCACACAATAAAAAGAGTGGTTGTAGTAGATCGTTGATATCAAGAGTCATCTGAATCAGTGGTTCTGTATTGATACCCATCAACCTCACACGGTCTGGTGTGAGTAAGGGATCATTCTTACTATCATCTTTCAGAAAGAACTCAACAATAGAAGGTTGAATAAGATAACCCTCTTTGATATTTGTAGTTCTTACAATAGAACCAGCTGCGATGTTTCTACAGATAACTTCCACAGGAGCAATGTTTAGTTTTCTACACCTCATAGTATCCAGTGAAGGACAATCAATGAAGTGTGTTCTGATTGAGTTATGTTCCAAATGCTCAAACAACATTGCTGACATGAGACAACAGATCGTACCCTTTCCCTTTGGGTAATCAATCATCTGTCCGTTGCCAGCAGTCACACAGTCTTCATACTGAATCAATACTTCTTCAGGATTTTCTGTTTCGAAAAGTGTTTTTACTTTTCCTTTTAAAATTTCATTCATACCCATTCAGGTTTACGTTCAGGAATACGAAGGTAGTTGTCAGTTACCCACGGTTTAGAACCTATGTACATCTTATATGCATCAAAGGTTGAGATGCTAGTATCTAGTTTGAACTCATCAGGCATAGCTCTAACGAACGGTGTAGTATCTTTACCAGACCGTCCTGTAGGGTCTCCTGTGGGGAGTATGATACGAGCTTCTTCTAATGGTAATAGACAGGTGTGTTCCTTGCCATAACGGTTCTTGTACTCATCACAAAGAGCAATACCATGATGAAGGAGCCACTGCCAATTCATCACAAAAGAGTTAGCCCATACAGTACAGGGATGGTTACGGAACGCACCTTTCTCTGTCTTGTATGGTTCACCATCTTGACGATGGAGTTGACCAAATCCATGACCCCATTTGTCAGAACAGACAATAGCCAACATCTGACAAGTCTCAAGTGGCATCTTGACAATATGTTTGTCAGGAAGAACTTGTGCAGACTTGATAGGGTCAGGGTCAGTAACGAAGATGTTCATCAGCCAAAGGTCGAATCGGGTTCCAATGCAATGTAGTATACTACGTCGATGTTCTGATTGACGAACTTGGAGAGGAGTTTGGAAGATACTGTAACATCATAGTTACCAGGAACAATCTTCAGGTTCTCTTCCTTGAAATTGAATACGAACTCATCTTCAGTCTCACCCACAATGATACTGAAATCATTGGAAGTATCATTCTTCTTGTCTCGTGCAACCAGTTTGATCACACCAGCCTCACCAACCACAGACACATCAGGGAGTTGATATACAGAGGATGCTTTCTTCAGTTTCTCTAGTTGTTGTGATGTCAGTTCAAACTTAACATCCTCAGAAGGGAGAGTGATCTCTTTCTCAGGAGGTGCAACAATCACAGAAGGATCAGCGAAGAAATACTTACTCCTCATACGACCTTCTTTAATCAGAACATACTCTTGATTATCAAAGTTGAGTTCAGCGTTAGCGTGAAGAGACAAACCATTGAGGAACTGGTTCAGATCGTAGATACCAAAGTCCCGTGGAAACTCTTCAGATACATTTGCTTCAACCAGGATATTCTTCATCACTGAAATAGTGCGAAGTTTAGTTCCTTCCTTGAACAGGATAGATTGATTGATAGAACTAAAGTTCTTGAGAAGATTAACGGTTGATTCAGAAAGTTTCATTGTCATTGAGGATAGGTTTCTCGTTGTGCGTTTTTGTCGTTGAAGTGTAACAGAAGAACAGCATAATGCAAGATCTTCATAATGTCACGTCGTGCTGTACCTTTCTTATCATATCGAGAGGCGTACTTTAGGATGTTAGATCGACAAAATGATTCACCGTCACCACAGGCTTCAATGAGATCAAGTGTCTGTACCTTATCAGTACCAGCAGAATAGTGTTGGTTATATGTACCAGAAATATAATCGGACAACTCCGAGAGGATCTTCTCCTCATCATACTTCCATCGGGTTTTTGTTGTAGGGAAGTCAGGAATACTGACTGGACCATCAAAGGTGATATGATCCTCACCCATTCCACCCAACATAACTGGTTGTGCTGCACCATAACTGGTTGATGAAAAATTAATAGTATCAGATGAAGGTGAACCAGTGATATATGGATTTCCTACAAGACTGATACCATCTTCATACCAGAAATCTTGAGAATCTCCTTCTTTAATGTTTTTACTCATGTCAAGTTCCTCATAAAGTAGCGACCATGCGTTCATAATTTAGTATATCAGAATTTGGGAGTTTCTTCAACATACATTTGATCCTCTAGTTCATCCATTTTAAATTCTAAATCAACTTTGTCATAGAGTTCAATAAAGGATTGTTTCGTCTCATCATCAAAACGATTGAGACAGACTCCAATTGCTTTGGTCTTATCATCAAAGATTGAATATGCTTTGACGATATGAACCAAACGACGAGTGCTGATAATCTCATCAATACCACCCTCATTGAAGGTCTTACGGATGATATCAGCCCAGTCAGCCAAGTGCTTACAGAACTTCTTATCATCACACAAGTGACCAAGAATCTTAGTTTCTACCTGAGGGGTAGGATATTCCTGTTCGAAGGTTACACAGAACCTCTCTAAGAAGGCTTCGTTAAGAACATTGGTGCCGATAAATCTACCATCCTCAGAACCCTTACCTTTGGTATTTGCTGTGGCGATGATAGTGAATCCATCTTTAGGTTGAATAAACTTACCGGTCTTCTTCAGGAAGATACCCTTACCTTCAAGAATAGATTGAAGACATAGGATTTTATTAGATGCCAGGTCAACTTCATCTAGAAGCAACACTGCTCCACGTTCCAAAGCCTCGATGACTGGACCGTTATGCCAAACAGTTTCGCCATTAATAAGACGAAAGCCACCAATAAGATCATCTTCGTCAGTCTCGATAGTAATGTTGACACGAATCAGTTCTCTCTTAAGTGTCGCACAAACCTGCTCGACACCCAACGTTTTGCCGTTACCAGATAACCCTGTAATAAATGTAGGGTAGAACAGATTGGATTTGATAATCTTTTTAATATCGTTAAAGTTACCAAAGCTGACGAAGTTATCATCTTTTGCTGGGACTAGATTCTGTTCAATGTGGTTTTCTACTGCTGGTGCTGTATATGTTTCTTCTAGTTCTTCTTTGATTTCTTGAACACTGAGTTCCCACTTACCACGACCTGATTTATAATCAGAAATCTTTTTAGTTACAGTTGGATAGGAACAACCATTCATTACACACCAGGCTCTAATATCACCACTAGTTACGGATTCACCGTAAAGTGATTGGAGAGATTCAACGATGTATTCAGTAGACAGAGACATGATAATAAGGTTCTTCAGTAATTGAGCAATTTAGAGGTGAGTAACATTAACAAACCAAATCCACAAACTTACTTAAAACCTTCTTATTTAGGGACTTAGCTTTAAGTGACTTCATGAATGCTGATTTGATTCTAGTCTTACTTGCCTCATCTTCAACCTCAAACTCTGTATCTGAGGAAAGAGAGTTCTGAATCATTGCAAAGTATGCGTCGTATCCAGATCCTTGAATATTATAACTCTTCTCCTTACGTGCTTTCTTGAGATCTAGTTCACTTAGGAAACCGTACCTCCTAAGGAAGGTAGCAAAGTCACGGGGAGCTACAAGTCGAATACCAATAAAGTTCGTATCAGGGAAAGATTGTTTGAGATCTTTGAGGAGAATGTCAGTAAAATCCCAATACTGATAACCAATTTGATAAGTGTATCCAGTCTTACGATTACGAAGATAACCTTTCATACCTCTACATTGACGGGGAGCTAGCTGTTCTTTTTTATCATAGTATCCAGTGTAGTAATCAAAGTAGTAGAGTTGATGTGCTTCACCATCAGTCAGAATCACACACTGAACTTTTTGAAGTTGATTCTCTCTTTTGAACTTAGGAAGAATAGTATGTAAGGCTACCAGTGATTCGTTCAGAGGTGTTCCAGAAAGAGATACTTGTGGTGGAGCACTATATGATGAGTAAACTCGGAACTGACGGCAAACCCTCCAGATATTGAGTAGTTGATTATCAAGTGTTTTCTTGTTCACCTTACTACTCAGGAAGTGCATCAACTTAAAGTCACCACCAACTACAAAGTTACCTTTCTCTACTTCATTGTGAAACTTAGACTCTTGTTGTCCACGATTGTATGTGTTACTAAAGGCATAAACATCAAAGGGGATATTGACTTTACTACAGAACCAAACCAAGTTATAGAGTTGTTTGATTGTATCCAGAAGAGAATCACACATAGATCCAGACCAATCAAGAATGAAGACCAGACCGTGATTTTTACCATCAGGAACTACAGATACTTTCTTGAAGAGATCTTCATTATACTTGTAGGTATGAAGTTTAGTACAATCTAAAACACCAGTTCTTGAAGTAGTAGTTCTAGCATATGAGTCAGCCGACTTCTTACATTCAAACTCTTTCACAAGATAGTTGACTTCTTTTTGTGCCGACTTCTTGAACTTAGAGTAATCACTATCTGCTTCTTCAAATACATCAGTTACATAGGTTCTCCAATATGCATCAATCAACTCATGAATCTCAGAATTAGGAACAACAATATCACCATAGTTCAACTTAGGAACTTGATAGTAAGAGTTGCCACCTGATAGATCTGATGGACGATTCAACTCAGATACATTCTCTGAGAATACATCATCAGTTGTAACTTCAGGTTCTATCTCTTGGGGTTGTTGTTGGATTGACTCACCTTCACTATGATCTTCACTCTCCATCTCTGGAGTATCAAATGTTGGTTCATTAGATTCTTCTGTTTCTTCAAACTCAATCTCTTCACCATTTCCCTGAGGTGTCTCCACTACTTCTTCAAGATTTGGTTGTGGAGTTTGTGTATTGAGTTGTTCTTTGGTATATCGATATACTTCTTCTGCTGCAAATACTGCTTCTCCAAAGGTTTCACTCTTACCAACCAAATCAACCAATTCCATCTCCTCATCAGTGAAGGGAACATCAACCCAGTTTCCAATCTTATACTTTAAGTTGATACGATCAGCCAGATTCATCTCACTGATATTCATATCACTCAGTTCAAAGAAGTCTTCCTCTGACAGATCTTTATATGCTCTGTAAAATGTTTTAGTCAGTCCAGGATACTTACGTTTCATAAGTTTCTCAATCCTAGCATCTTCTGTGATATTCACAAAAGAACGGGGAACTCTGTTCTCCCAAGACCAATCATCAGGAGTAAAGAGTGCGTGACCAACCTCATGGCCAACCAACATGTCATAAACAGTTCCTGATGCTTTCTCCCACATTGGTAGTGTTAGAACTCTATTCTCAACATCAAAGGATGCGGTTTGTGTATTGCGGTTCTCAACTACAAGATCCTCAGTAGCCAGGAGTTTTGCTAGTTGTGACTTGATCTCGTAGTTTACCATTGTGGTGTCTCTCTCACTTATAAAGCATTTTAGTGGTGAGTAACAAAATTATCGAGAAGGTTCTAACAGTTTAATATCTGGCACACCAAACCCCCCTTTCGGGGGGTTCTTTGGTAGGCAACTCCTAAGTTGTTTTTGTTTATGTTTACGTGGTGGTCAGAATGTGTCTACAGAACCTCTTTGCGTCGTGATCGGGAATGTCGCACTCGGTGATACATTGAAAGTATTCAGTTACTTGATCGTACTTTTCATCTCCAGTAGTTTTTTCGTCCCACTCCCAAGTGGCTAGCTCGTTGCGAGATACCAAGTTTTTCATAAACAATCTCCATGATACCACTATTATATAGTCAGGGTTTCCTAACTTAACATACTTTTGTATCTTCTTACACTTTTCTTGAGAAACCTTTACATTTCTCAAACTTGATTACATTTTCAAACTTATCAAATAGTGATTCCTTATGAGAGATTACAAAAATATTAGCATCTTGTATCTCATAACGGATAATCTTGAGGAATTCATCTGTACCAAAACCATCCAGTGAACTGTCAAACACCTCATCCATAATCAAGAGGTTTGTATTCACAGAGTTCTTATACCTTGCTACCTCTCTCCATGTGAATAGAAGAGCAAGATCAATCCTCATCTTCTCACCCTCTGAGAAAGAAGAATAAGAAAAGTCTTCATGAATGGGAGACTGTACTGTCTCGTTAAATTCTTCGTCCAAGGTGAAGTTGATATAGAACTCCATCTTCTGGAGATACTTATTCACCTGTTTATTGATCAGCGGAAGATACTTCTTAATGATCTTTGTCTTTACACCACCATCTTTCAGGAGGTTATATGTGAAGTCATAGTAGGAGATATCTTCTCTCTTAACGGCTAACTCCTCATAAGTTGTTTGGAGGGTTTCCCTGAACTGTTCGAGCTTTTCGTGCTCAGAATTTCTGTCTGCAAGTTGTGAGGTAAGTGTTTGAATTTCTGATTCAAGTGTTTTGACCTGTCGTTGGCAACTATTGATCTGAGAATTGTTAGAAGTGATGCCATTAAGTAATTTACTGATGTCTCCTGATAAGGATTTTAAGTGAGACTCTCTATTCTCTTCCTTTTTAATTGCCACTAAGAGTTCTTCATAACCCTTCTGCAACTCTTTTGCTTTAGTTTGAGAGCGTTCAATTCTATTTAACCTAAATGAATCTTCAATCTCCTGATCACAGGTAGGACAAACCGTATTATCGTTAAAAAACTTATGGTCTTTAACTAATGTAGAGATACGTTGAGATAGTTTGCCTTTAATGTTACCAAACTCACGAAGTTTCTTACCAGAGTCAGAGTATTCCTTAAGTTCTTCCTGCAGTGTGACAAGTTCCTGGTTTAGACTATCATTACCATTAATAAAATCATTCTCTTCATTCAGAAGATCATTGATCTTACTTTCTTTCTGTTTAATATCATCTTGACTACGAGTTTCTAACTCATCAATAAAGTTCTTCTGCATTCGAACCTTATCATTGAGTGACTCTTTCTTCAGTTCTAGAGTTCTAATACCTTCTTTCAGATTACGAATCTTATCTTTAATCAATACATTCATCGATGAGAAGATCTTAATATCCAACAGATCCTCCACAACTTCTCTCCTACTAGTTGCAGGAAGTTGCATGAATGGTACAAATGAACTACTACCTAGAATCACAATCTGTGTGAAGCTCTTGTAGTTCATCTTCAATACGTTTTGTTCTAACCACTTCTGTTGATCAATGGCAGATGCTTTCTGATCTAGTTCTTCACCATTACGCCAGATCTTGAATGTGTTTGGTTTGATTCCCCTTTCAATCTTCCAATCAACCTTATTAACATTGAACTCAATCTCAACTACTGCACCTTTCTCATTAGTAGTATTGATTAGTTGATCCTTTTTGATCTTCCTGAACGCCTTACCATATAGAGAGAAACACAGAGCATCAAGAATAGTGCTCTTACCAGCACCATTAGTTCCCACAATCATTGTGGATTGAGACTCATTCAATTGTATTTCAGTATATTGATTCCCGGTACTTAAAAAGTTTTTCCAGCGAACCTTCTCAAAGATAATCATCTGCGTTGTCAGGGGGAATCACAATGTCATTAGGTGTAATGATGGTATACCTGTGTTCATGCAATTCACAGGTCTTGACCATAAGTTTATCATCTATCTCTAAAACTTTCATCTTAGGATAGTCCAGTTCTTCAAGTTGCATACAGTATCTGGTCGCATCATCACCATCAGCAAAGATGTAGAGAACTTGTTCTCCATCCTCATCAATGACCGAGTATGCTCCTTCTTTTTCTTTACCCTCAACTGTGATAATAAACATTAGACGGTTTCACATGCTTCCTGATAGATTGATCTCATAACACCCTGAATACGTTCTTTATTCAGTTCTGTTTCTGATTCTCCAATATATCTATCAAGAATAGAGAGGGTATCTTCCGACTCTTCAACCTCAAAGTCCTCGGACTCAGTGAGTTGAAAGTTTTCAACAATCTTTAGATCTGCTACACCAACAGAGTAAAGTTTGTCAATATACTTCTCAAACTTCTTACTATCAGTCTTTTTCTTCACGATCACTTTAACAATCTTATTCTCGTAAGATGTTACATCAAACATCTGATGATCCGTATCCTCATAGTAAAGGTTATGGAACAACTGATAGGGATTATCAATAGGAGTATGTTCTAGGGTTTCTGTGTCGAAGAGGTGGAATCCTCTTGTGTCGTTGACATCGTTCCAGAACATCTCGTAGGGATTTCCCAGATAGAAGATCTTCCCATCGGATGATCGAGTGTGATAGTGTCCAGAGAAGACCACTTCGTAGTTCTCAAATAGTTGGCCGTCAAGACCGTTTTCCATGATGCACCCACGATGAGCTCTAAATCCCGTGAGTTCGAGATGCCCCATCGCGCATCGCACACTGCTATCTTTAATAAGTTTGAAAGTATCTTCAGAATTTTCATCATTAATCCAAGGAATAAACAGGACACCCAATCCACCAATTTCAACTTCTTGGGCTTTGGAGTATGTGATTACATTATCATACTCCTGTAGCAGGAGTTCAACAGCATTGATACTATTAGTATTCTTATAGTATGCATCGTGGTTACCAACCATAAGGTGCATAGTAATACCTCTCTGTTTGAGAGGTTCAAACACTACTCGTTTTGCCCAATCTAGTGCTTTAAAATCAATACCCTTTCGACTATCGAAAGCATCACCCATGTGAATGACAGTATCAATTCCATGTTCATCTAGATTAGGAAAGAAGATATCATTATAGAACTTCTCAAAATAATCATGAAATAATTTAGACCCCTTACGTGCTCCATAATGGGTGTCTGTAATGATAGCAACCTTACTCATCAGTTTCTTAGCTTAGAGTGAACACTGTCCTTAATGCTATTATATTCTGAATAGTTATCACTGTCAAGGTCATTGGAATCAAACACTTCATCAAAGTTTGACTTCTCAAGAATTTTATTCTTAATCTCTAGTTGCTTCTTCTCCATGGAGATACGACGGAGGAAAGCAAAGTAGATGATCTGAGTAAAATAAGCAAAAGGATTCTTTGACTTCTCAGGACTGAAGTTGTGGATGTATCGAACACAGTTCTCAATACCATCACAAATCATATCATCCTTGAACATGTAGTTCACAAAGTTGGGCTTATAGGAGAGATGATTAGCAATCTTCAAGAAACACTCACCGATGTAACGAGGAATCTGAGGCTTTGGCTTATCGTTCAGTTTAGCTCGTTCGATCTCTGCAAAGTAGTTCTCAAGTGCCTCTAGGAACTCTTTGTTATTAACGTAGTGTTCGGGTTTTGCTTTTCTTCTCATTGTTCCATAAGCATGGGCGGTAGTCATAATATTGAAATATCTTCAAGTATTATACCTGAAAATACTGGACTTAACAAACTCATGAGATTTTACTACAATAGGTTTGTTACCGATAAAGGTTGGGCTTAGCTAGCTTTAAACAACTTCTCTAAGTTCTTCTTAGTTTCCTCTACGGTCCCTAAGTAACCCATTTTTCTATTCAACTCTGAGTGATTAGGTTTATCAACCTTAGAAATATAATCCTCATAGTAACAAATCATTTCTACATCACAAGACTCAGACATAGTTAATACATCAGATAAATTAATGACGAACATATCCTGAGTGGTTGTTTTCAACCAGGGTTCCATCTTGTATCCAGCAGGTTTTCCTCTGAACTTAATCTCTTCCACTATAATTGGATTTGATAGAACTAACATTGTCCTATCATCTTCTTCACTTGCACATACCTTACTAAAGATTTCTTCTCCTGAATGTTTTAATTTAATTGATGCATAGAATTCTTCTTCCATAGATTACTCCTTGATATCGATTGTTGATATTTCATAGTTAAATTGTTCTTGATTGTAAATCTTAACGCGTTCAATGAAATGGTTGAGTGTGTAATTCTTACGACTATTCAGTGTGGTGTCGTCAGCAATATCGTATAGTTTTGCTTTCACCTTATCTTTGCCTTTACGGAGGACTCTACCAATAGATTGTAGGTTTCTAATCCTACTCTTTGATGGAGAGGCAAATATTACATTATGTAGGTTTTTGATGTTAATACCAGTACTGAATGTTCCGTATGAAGCTACAATGATGGCATCACTTTCTTCTTCCGTGATACGCCTAACTTCTTCTCTATCTTCAGCATCTACACCACCATGAATAAAGAAGACTTTCCTATCTTCTTTCACTCTTTTATTTATCTCCTCATATAGAATGGCACCATGAGACTCTACCCTTGCATAGAGAATGAGAGTATTACCCTTCAGGTCTAGAGCTAGGTTCCTAATAAACTTGTTCCTTGTAGGATGACCAATCAAGAACTGAATCTCATCCTCAAACACATCAAACTTCTGTGGTTTATACTTCAAAACAATACACTGGATATCCAGAGTTGCTAGATGTCCTTCATCAATAAGTTTTTTAGTTCCTGTTACTTTGTATGATGGTCCAAACAATCCCTCTAACACCCACTTATGGGTCTGTGTTCCATCTAAAGTTCCTGTGAACCCATATCTATACTTGGCATGATGTAACTTGTCCATAATACCTACAAGAGACTTACTCTTAAAGAGATGAGCCTCATCACCAATCACAACATCATACTCCTCAAAAAAGGAGCGATCTAATTGATAAACAGATTGCCAAGTGGTGATAGTAACCTCGTTTGTATTAACTCTCTCACGACCTGCATAGATCCTATGGCAATGATTACTAGCATCCCAACCATATGATTCAAAGTCCTTATACATCTGCTCCACAAGTGATGTGGTGGGGACTACAAGTAGAACCTTTCTTTTCAGACCAACATGAAATCTTACTACAGAGTAAATCATGAATGACTTACCAGATGCAGTTGGTGAGATGAGAAGCTTCCTGTTATATCTCAGAGCATCATATACAGCATCAATCTGATAATCTCTGGGTTTGATATCAGGACCAGTGATAGATGCCATATAATCTTTGACACCTTCCTTTGAAATCATATCATTGACTTCAAAAGGCAATCCGTAGAATTTATTATCTTTAAACTCATAGGTATAATTTGATTGCTCACAGAAGGTTACAATCTTATCAAGCAGACCAACATAGATCCTCTTTGTTCTCATATCGAACAAGTGAATCTCTCCGTTCCAATGTCGTCTTCTATATTGAGGCATGAACTTCGCACCTTCTACCTCAAAGGTAAATCGGTCTCTTAGTTCATGTTCAACATGTGGTTCGGTATCAATCTTGAGGTAAACTTCATTTACCTTTTCGATTATCAAATGAGCCATTCATATAGGTTTCACCTATACATATTTATCAGGTGTTTGCAAACCTATGTTCTAAAATAATTCTGTAGAAGTTGTCTCTCATTTGAATGAGACCTTCTTGTTCGCGAGGATCTCCACCAGGCCATCTATTGACAGCTTGAGATAGTCCCGTATGAATGAGACGAATACCTTCTATGGGTAATTCTATGTGATAGTAACCTTCTGGGTCCATTAGCCTAATCCTGAACTAAACCTCATGAATTCGATTGCGTTCTTGATCTGATATGTCCTGTTCGTTATCTGTTTGAGGATCTCTTCTATGAACCTCAACATTACTTCGTAGTATTCAATTTTTAACGAAACTTCTGAGAGCTTTGTATCTGCATCCAGATACTTTTGCATGGTTTCCTTATCTCTAATTTTCTTGGGAAACGGGTTATTGATGTAAACTTCCGGGTCTGATTTACCAGAGAAGTATTCATAACGTTCGTGTCTAATGTTTTTTCTCTGTTGTTCTGCCTTCTTTCGAAGTAACATCAGAGTATTATATATGTCATAATATTTGGAATGTAGAACAGGTATATTAAGAGACTCAGTGTGTAAATTATCTGGATCAATCTTAGAGTCTTCATTCCACATTCCTTGAAGAGTTTCAAGGTCGATCATACTAACAACAGATTACACCTTCTATGTTATATACAGTATACTTGAAATTGACCGTTGCTGTCAAGTATTGAACATCAGTGGACTGTGCATCAAACTGAAGTGTTGACAAAGAGTATGGAAATATATTTTGAAATTCAACTTTAAAGTTTGGGTTATCAGCTGAGTTGTAGATAGCCAGTGTTCCATCAGAATATAAGTTTAATCCACTTTCATTATTGTAGTTTGATGGATAACGTGATGGAGATTTATCCTTTTGCCACTGATAGATTTCATTCAAAGATTCTGGAAACCCAAGACCTCTCATCCAGTTTTGAATTTCAAGGTAATTTGTAAGATCTTCATCAACCAAGAATGTGAGTGTAAGATCACCAAATTCAATCTTCTCACCTGCACGAGGAATATCAGTTAGATAGGTTGGTTGTATTGCAACACCCAGATCCAAACTAGGCACGTTAACTTGATATCCAAAAAAGGATACTTTAGGTGCCCTGACAACAGAAAACTGAAATCCTGTTGGTGCCAGAAAATTTCTATTTTCTATTTGTCTAGAGAAACTTGCATCTGGGGTTCTTGACTCACTCATTCTTCTACAATAGATGCGCCAGTCCAACCACCATTCTTACCATCAGGATTATTCATCAGGTTAGTAGGTGATGTATTTGTTGACCAGGTTTTTCTTTCACTATAAACATCAGACCAGTGTTGATTTCCACCAGACTTTCTAACATAGTAAACAGTTTTTGAACTATCAACTGGTGATTTTCTTGAGATGTGGAATGCCATATTGCTCCTCTAGAATGGTATCACAAATTTTATTATTAACTATTTATCAACAACCTTTGATTGAAGATGCTACTGAACCACCAATTGATGAACCCATATCTTGACCTAACATAACAGCCCAACCTGATGCGAGCCATCCGACATAAGGAATACCAACTAAGAATGGTGTAGCAGCTGTGCCTAAACTAGCTCCCACCAGTGCACCGTTTGACTCTCCTCCACCTTCCGCCTTGATGCACTCTTCGGATCTCGCATCGGACTTTCCCACCTCACTTTGTCCTCCAGCTATTTGTTGAGTGTTTCTTGTAGTGGTTGATCTACCACCAATACCAAATAAACCATTAGATGTGTCTACATATGATTCATTGTCCAATACCTTAGGATCATGTCCTTTATAATCCACACTATAACTTCCATCAGGATTTACAGTTACAGTGTATGATGAATAATCTCCAACTGGTGGATAGTTAATTTGTGATGGTTGTATTGGTTGTCTAAATGTGTGACCAATCAATGCACCAGCATTTGCAACTCCAACAAATAGAATCAAACCTACTACAACCTTCTTTCCCAATTGGTTACTTTTCATAGTAGTGATGTAAGTGACCTATTTATAAAACGGCATAAAAAAAGAGACCCGAAGGTCTCTTGTGTATCTTTGTAATCCTGATGGATTACATGAGGTTTTTAACAGCCACACGTCTGTAGTAACGGTTGGAGTTAACACGGAGTCTACCAAGACCCTGACCATCAGCTGCCGAACCTTCGGCGAATGGGTTAGCAACCAGACCATAACGGGTCTTGAAGCCAATCTTAGGCTGGAAGGAGTTCTCTCCAACTGCACGAACCATCTGAAGAGGAACGTAAGGACAGTAGAACAGTCCAGCGTCATAAGGGGAAGAACCCTTGTAACCAACGACATAATACTGGTTACCATTAGCTCCGTTACCGGAAGTCAGGTTAGCCGAATAGGGGTCGATGTATACACGGAACTTACCGTTAATTGTACCAGCAAAGGTGTTACCGGTGTCATCAACGTTCAAGTTAGCGTTGAGTGCTGGGGTGTAATCCAGGATACCAGCCATCGTAAGTGCGGAAGCAACGTCTGC